GCCGGAGCATTGGTGGCAGCATTAACAATCGTGCCATCGGTGATCCTCGTGCTGGTGACAGTGCCGGTATCACCAGTAGTGACAACCGTGCCAGTTACGTTTGGCAGCGTGATCGTTCTATCTGCTGTTGGGTCGGTGACGGTCAATGTTGTCTCAAATTCGTTATCCGTTGCGCCCTCAAAAATAATTTTTACACCATCCGCAAGTTGCAGATTGCCGGTCATCGTGTCACCAGCTTTTGCAACTTTTTCATTATCAACTTCGGCAACAGCAGACTGAACCGTTACCGACGCGATATTCCCCGTTGGCGTAAACTCAATGTTGCTAGCAAGCTGTGCCGTTACCGTTTCTGATGTGTCAATCAGAATAAAATTAGTGCCATTAGACAGCAAGATATCAGGCGGCTCAAGTGAAACAGTAGGCGCGGGACTTGTGCCTGTTCCACTGCTTGAAACCACCACATAGTATTTATTGTTAGTTGCACTGGGGCTAGGCAACGCCTGACCCGTCGTAAAGCCAGCAGCCGTACCATCAGCAGTCGTAGAGTTGATTAGGTTCGTGCTTGCGTCATACGTGCCAGCAAAAACAATCTCTCCAGCAGAGATGCCGACAGGCTGAAACACGTTGCCGTCCCACAGGAACAGATCTCGCGTCAGCGGATTGAAGAAAAACTGACCGATATGATCAGCAGTTGGCTGCGTCTCGCCAAATTTTGAAACAGCAAAATTGGCCAGCTTAGGTCCGGTTACGCTCGCATCACCAATACGTGCAGTTGCAAACGTGCCAGAAGTAACCTTCGATGCCTCAAGATCAGGGATGTCCGCCGCATCAAGCGTCGTGCCAGCATTGACGTGGCCGGTGTTCGTAATTGTAACCTTGGTAAAGGTGCCACCACCAGCAACCTTGACCTCATGATTTAAGACGCCAACACCTGTGACCTCAAGGTCAGTTCCAGGAGATACAGCACCTGCAGTTGAATCAGTAGCTACTGGTATATCGCTAGACTCAACGTCTTTTGTATTAACAACTAAACCCTTAGCGTTGACATCAACAAGCTTAAATGTTCCGCCTGATGCGGTAATGTCATTATCAATTTCAATCTTGCTTGTATCCATTCGCAAACCGTCACCATCGACCTGAACACCGCCTTTTGCAGATGAGCTAGCAGTCGGCAAATCAGTGCCTACGATCGCCCGATAGCTGACAGCACCTGCAGCGCTAGTAGGTCCAGCAAGAAATTGTGCTGCAGCACTCGTGTCGTCAAGCGTTGTATTGATAGTGACTTCATCGCCACTAGCAGTAACCGTGACGTTGACGATTCCCGCGCTACCGCCAACAACCGTATTGACAGAGCCCGCCGCTTTGATACTCACCCATTGCGAACCATCCCAGCAGTAAATCTTGTCGTCATCAGTATCAAGGGCAATCTGACCAACAAATGCACCGCTTGCAGGCAACGCCGTTACAAGATCAACCGTTGACTCATCAGCCAGCTTTGCAGCAGTAACACCATCGGCGGCGAGCTGGTCCGTATCAACGCCACCGTCAGCAATAGCAGTGCCAGCAATATCACCCGCGCTGAAAAGAATCTTGGCGCCAGGGATTGTCGAATCAGCAATTAGCGTCGTAGCGTTGCCGACTAAATCGGTGACCGTGATGCGCTTGGTTTCACTGGCACTTGAGTCAGCCACTGCAAGCTGATCAGTTGCCGCAAGGTCAACACCGGCAAGGGCTGAAAGCTCGCTGATTTTAAGATCTGCCATGGGTAGACCGGAAAACTCTTAACACCAATACAGTGATTCTAGCTTTAATCCGGTTCCTCTAACAGCAGGAAGGAGCTTGCATCTTGTTCAAGCGAAATCTTATCCCCATCTTCCTGCAAGAGATAACGTCGAGGTTGGGTTTTAGCTTTGATTTTGATTGGACCTGTAGTCACAAATTCAATACTGCTCATCACCACGTTTCCAGGGCGAAATTCTGTAGCAGCATTGGTTACCACAGCATCAAACTCCCACCAAAGGGAATCATTGAGTTGTGTTGCTGCAAAAGACCCGCTTGCTGCAGATGTATCTGCGGATTTAATATAAAACCTAGCGTGAAAAGATGATCCAATCTCAGTGCGAAGAATCAACTGCATTAAATAATGAGCAGGTTCTTTCCCTGTGTTATTTACATAATCCCATTCCGCATTTAGCCTGCCGCTACCACTAATCAAAGTGCTGTACTGCTGGCGATGCTCGTCGCTCAATACGGTCACATCTACAGTCTCGCGGTTTGTGTTCAATTCGTATTCTGTAATTGCCGCGAGCAAACGTGAGTCTCGGTCTCGAACGACAACACGGATTGGAATTGTTCGTGTGATCGCATTTAAGGCAACAAGACCAGCGCTTGAGCCCTCAAGGCTGTCATCAAAATTGCCGTATAGCTTGATGCCTCCTAAGTCATCAATAAAAACATACCAATTTCCACTTGTTTGTACTGTATTGTTGTCCCACCCAGCGGCATCGATAAAATCTAAAGTCGTTCCATCAGTTGTTGTGATTTCAACTAAATCACCAGTAATTAAATATCCCTCTTCAAAGTCGAAGCTAAATCGATTTCGCGTTGCATTAACATCTGAGCGATCAACTTGAGATTCCTTGGAACCTTCAAGCGATTTTCGAGTTAATTCGATGTTGCCGATATTGCCAAGAAAAATGCCCATCAGATCGTCACTCCAGTCAACGCGCCAGTGCCTTGGAAGCTAATTTGAGCGGCGCTAACCTCGCCCACACCAGCAGAAAAACTAACGCTTGTGACATAAGCAGTCAAACGTACATCATGATTTTTATTGCCTTCCACCAATCGCAAACGAAGATCAACAGTGTCACTACTTTCGATCCCCGCAATTTTTAATACTTTTTTTAATGCGGTTGCCGCGTCATTTCGTCCGGCGTCATCGTTGTAATAAAGCAAAGACGCACTGCCACTAAACTCCTGCACGCCTGGAACGTAAGTACGCTGATCATCGCCCAGTGTTGTCGTCTCCAGCACCTCAAGCGCTCCCGTCAGCGACCAGTTTGTTACCTTGACTTGGGTCGTCCCATCAATCAAAAGGCGGCCATCACGGCCTGTGTACATCTTGGCCATTAGAGCACACCCACCAGACTTACTGTAACGCTACTGATGCCAGGACGCACCTGTTGAATTTGCGGCGCGGATGCGTATCTCCACTGATTACCGCTAGGCACGTCAATCGCAGATGCTGTGCCGCTCCATCCTGTTCGGGCTTGAGATGGCAGCGCGAATGAAGTAAACCCACCCTTCACTTCGTCATAGTGTGCTACAAAATCATCGGCAGCGCTATCGGTGATATTTGAGTACTCAAGCTCTAGCGTCATTCCCGTACGCTTGTCACCGTACAAAATCCTGACTTCTTTGCCAGACTGAGACTTGTAGGTCTTGTACGGGTAGTCGCCCGCTGAGAACGATCTTGATGTTGGCTGGTGGGTGGGGTATGCCATTACTCAACAGGGCCTCCGATTACTGTAAATGCATTGTCAGCATCCACAACGTCTCGGGCGATCATGCTGCGGTTTGAACTATCCACAGCATAGTTGCTTGCGCTGATCGAAACGATGCCCTCTTCGTCAATGTCGATTGATTCCACTTGGTAAACTTGGCTGCTTGCGTTGTTGTTTATAATCGAAAACACAGAATCCCTTAGGTTTGTTGCGACCCCGTTGCTTACCCTTAGCGTGCTTTGACGAACATCTCCTGTTTGACGCTCCCAAGCGTAAACGTTGTAACTTCCATCGGAAAGTTCAGACACTGAAACTATCTGACCATCAGCCTTAACAATTCCATTATTTGCTGGGCTGTACGGACTGGCTTCAGTAGAAACCCGAATAAAGTCACCAGGAGACAAGCTAAGACCCCATGGCAAAGTACGAAATGAGATTGAATGTGTTTGATGTTTCCGCAGCGCCAAAAAGTATCGCGCAGCCTTTAATGCGTGCTGCATTCCAGTGACATACTCCAAGTTAAATTCTTCCAGCGGCAGGCTTGCTGCATTTGATTCGTTGTAGCGAACAACCAAGGTTTCCTCTTGCGGGAACTCGTTGACCTCTGATGTGCGGTAAATGATTGCAGCTTGAAATAGCTTGCGTTCTTCAAGCTCAAGCCACTCAACATTGAAGGTGTCCTCTAAGATGTTGCCATCAGTAAACATTGCTGATATTTGAACGGGTCGCGTGTAATCAATCTCATAACTTGAGTTGTTGTACGGCAACGCCGGTTCAAGCGAAAACTTGCCGTTTTTCAAGGCAATGTACGACAACATGCTTGGTGCTACACCCGCAAGCCAACTGCGGATGTTGATCGGCTCGGCGACAACACCATCAAAATACAACTTGTTTGCCTGCAGGTATCGACCTGTTGTCGTCAGCGCATCTCTGTCGATCAAGTCAGAATTAACAATGCTCCCAGACCCTGTATCTGTGTTCGTAAACAGATACCAGAGCAGGTCGGTCAAAAGGTTGCTGGGACCTGTACCTCCCTCCACCAAGCGCTCCACCTCAAGGCCATTTTGCATGTAGCAACGAAGTTGGTCGACTTGCTGGAAATTTTCGCTTGATTTGAGCTTCAATCCCACAACAGCGCAGTTGTCATATTGAGGGATGACGTTCTCGGCCAAGCATTCGTTCACATAAACAACTTCGTGCTCAGGGCCACTGTCACAGCTTCTCGTTATCAAGTCTCCGTAATGAGAAGTTTCGGCAATACCGCTATATTGCTGGAAAAGCCTTGTGCGTGTGCGAGGCGTGTCAAACTCAACGTAACGATTCGGAATTTCTACTTGATAAGTAAAACCAAATTGAACACCATTGACATTCCTGGCATTTTTTACAAATGTATCGTTGCTAGACCATTCACCTGTCACCGAGTCTACAGTCGTTGATTCAATCCTCCACCAATAGTTTCGTGGCGTATGCGAATAATCACGTCTAAACGAGCGCACGCGCAAAGTCATGCTCACCGACTTGCCATCTCGGCTGTACACCCAACCGGATTTTGTGCGGACAACGCCAGACCCTAAGCCATCAAAATATGGATCTTCGTCAAAAAAGATCGCCATAACATTGCTCAATGTGTTTTCGTTAATATCTTGCCCTGCAGAATATCCCGGCCCATTTTCGTTAGCCCTGACATGCAAAAGGCTGACTGTAGCGTTATCTGGGTCAGGTACCCATTCGCCAAAAGTTACACTTTCAATGTTGTCTTGACCTGTTACCGGATCTTCCGGCACGCCAGCCATTGACCGATGGGTAAAATAATCTTTTGGTTTGGCAAACTCTCCACGACCACTGATCGTAAATCTTCCCATGTACGTGTCCCATGTCCATGACTTATTGCCTTGACGATCGTTATCTGGCGTTGGGGTTTTGCTGCCATCAAGTGCAAACACATCTGCATTTCCACCAGCTTGCTGTGCCTGAACTGCCGCAGGGAAGGGTCTCAGCCTATATTCAAATTGACCTCGTATTGGTTGTTGAACCCGAATAAAGGAGTAAATGTCAATCGGCGAATCACCAATAACGGCAAAAAGATAGGGACCAAGATTTACCCAACCCTCATTTGACCTTTCGGTTCGATAAGCTTCAGCGTTGGCTGGTCGTACATCTAGCGCAAAAAACGACATTCTATGTGCATAGCCGGTCAGCGTTCCAGCCTGAAGCGTTATGCCGTTCAGATTGGATTGACGCATGTAAAAAGGCACAAGCAACGAATTGAAATTTGTTATTCCATTGAACCTTGTCCAAACTTGAGATTTGATTCCAATTTCTGTTACATCACACGCACGGGTATTTTGAAACGTGCCCATTTGATATTTCAAAATTGAATAAAACGTTTCATCGATATTGCCGTTATAAACCCAGTCTTCAACAGTGACCGCACGTTGATCCAAAATACCTATCTTGCGCTGTCTTTGGCTCCAAACCTCTAAGCACTTAAGGCGAATCAAATACCCGCTGCCAGAATGCACCTGCGCGTCATACCGAACGCTGGGACGTTCAATAACTTGCCAAGTTGAACGACCAATCATAAATGTGGCGCCCATGCTTAGCATTTGATCGTATTTATTAGCTTCCGCTTCAACTGCGGAACGTACATCATCAAGGCTTACAGCACTGACATTAGGACTTGGCGAAGGAAATGGTCTTTGCTGTTGACGACCGCGACCAAGCAAAATTGTAATTATATCGCCTGGATTAACCTCAACTTCTCTTGTAATATTTGTCCATCTTGTCCCCCAATACTCTCTGTATTCGTTTGTAAGCTGATGTGTTGTTAGTGCTCCAGTTGCGGCAGAACGGTGATCAATAATCCCAACCCTTCTGGCGTAATTTGTTCCAGTGCCAGGCATTCCGCCATCCCGTGGCCGAATATCGCCATTAGCACCATTCACGCCACCATAAGGATGCTCGGCCATCAGCCAAGGATCTACAAACTTGCGTTGCTTATTATGAGCTTGGATTTTTGCATCAGCCTCATAGTCCTTCAGAGCTGAAACTACCTCCCAGTTTGGCCTGTATGGAGTACCATTGGGAATTGCGGAATAAACGCCAAATCGAGTTTGAGATGTTGGCGTGAATGCACCAGAAAATGCCGCCTGGTTAGCGCCTTCGCGCGTTGGAGCATAAAACGCATCTTCATAATCGCCTCTGCCGTTGTCAATGCTAAAGTTGCCATAACGTAGATTAAACATTTGCAGGCGACTGCCCGGACTTCTTACTTCAAAGCCGCCATTCCAGTAAAAATCAAAATATTCATCATAGATGCCGTCCAGAACATTATTGCCAAGAAAAATACCAGCAAGGTCCGGCTTTGCCATGTCACCTTGACCAGCAATACAAACAATCTCCATGACTTGATATGACCCCCAGCTCTTAACGCGGGACCATACAAAAGCTGCAGAAATAAGCAGCCCGCCGGT